AAACATACGGGTTATCCGTCAGTTTAGAGCGTTTCTGGGTGTTACCAAAGGTAACACTTTCAGGACCGGACCATACATGTATGGACAACCATACAAGTTGGGCATGCGGTTGACAGCCGCGCCGTGGTCGTGCATCGGCGCCCGTCCTTGGCGCCGGTTCAGCTAGCGGCGGATGTGAGATTCTTGCGATCTGGAGGGGTCAGCGGCGCGCGGGCGCGATGTGGGATTCTTGCGCATCCGCGCGGTGTGAGGAGTCGCTTTCTCGGCTGCCTGGGCTGTTCCCATCGCTGCGCAAATATGACGAAGAGCATCGCGAGCCCTGGCGCGCGCAGCGGCAACTGACGCAGACCCAGCAGTGTGGCGATCTCCGTCGCCAGTTCCAAGGCTTCCGCTGCTCGCGCTTCATCGCGCGTCATGTCGTCTGCTCCTGCTCGGTTGGGGACGGCGGGGAGGCGGGAGACGCCGCGAGCCGCAACGCAATCAGTTCATCAACGTGAGCGCGCACGTAGTCGGCATTGTGGCCGTTGCGGATCTCGTAGATGTGTTCCTCCTCCGGTGTTGTTGGGGGCCAGAATAGATCGCGGAGGGGCGGCAGGGACGGGCGATCCGGGCCGACGCGCGCGGCCTCTGAGAGGAGCGTCATCGTCTTGCGGATGCAGGCTTCCTCATCCGTCGACAACTGCTCGCCGCAGCGAATGACTGACAGCAAGAAACCGAGATTGCCGGCCGCGCGGTGGCGGATGTCGTCGTTCTCGATCGGCGTCTGCGCCATCGGTTGCTCCTGCGACACGGGGATGGGATCGGCCGCAGTCTCTTGGTCAATATGGTCAAATGGAATATGCCCGATTTCTTCCCCGTTCGGGACCGACGGGTTGCGCGACGATGGACCGGCAGGCGACGCCGTCGGAGTCGGCGTGTGGGCCGAACCATCGCCGAGAAGTTCAAATTGTTCCGCTGTCTGTGCTGGCTCCTGCGGTGGGGAGGGGGCGCATCCTTCAGCCAACGCGTGGATGAGCGATACGAGTGCTGGCACTGGACGGCTATCTGACCCGTAGATTCGAACGACGCAGCGCTCGACGGCGCTCATATCTTCGTGTTCACCGTAGGGCTGCGCCAGCAGCGACTGCTTCAGCCACACCGCCGCTCTGGCCTCAAGCGGGGAGGGGGTGCCTCCGGGGACGGGCCGCAGCGCCTCCCGTTCCGCACGTTCGAGCGCTTCAGCGATCTCTCGCGTTGCCACACTGAACGTGCTGGCGCTCGCGCGAATGTTGAATTCCTGAATGATTTCTTGCACTCGACTCTCGTCCATCGGCTCGCGCAGGGGCGCGCCGACGGCTCCGGCGCCCTCTATTCGTTCATCAGCCACGCTTGCCTTCTTTCCACAGCCGCAGATGCGTCGCGCACACCATGCGGTCGACGCCGCGCGAATCCGTCACACGTCCGGCCGCTGGTTCGCCGCAGTGAGCGACATTGTCATCAGGGAACTGCTGATCCGCTTCGCACGTGCTCCCGTGCGGGATGAAGACGGCTCCGGTGCCCTCTGGGGACTGGCTCATGGCTGACCTTTCGCTGTTGAACACGGACGCCGTTCACCACACACAATGCAACAATCCTGCGCGCCGTCGAGGCGAAGGACGGCGTCGAGTTCGCCAATGACGTGATGGAGTGCATACCGGCGCCCACGGTGAAACTCGGTATCCTCTGGCGACTCTTCAGGGTCGAAATGCTCGGCGCTTTGTAGTTGCGCCTTCAAGTGTTCCACCAGCGCCCGGAGCCGATCAGTCTGCGTCATCGGGATAGCTCCATTGCTAAGCGCGAGGTTTTCAGTTTTGAGTCGCGCGATCAGCCGCTCGTGATCTTCGGCGTCGCGCTTGATGCGGAGGCTCAGACGCAGTAAAGCATTCTCCTGCTCTAACTGCGCAAGCTGTTCGCGGCGTTCATCTGCCGTCATCGGGTCGGCTCCCCTGTTCGATCCAACACCGCGAGTAATCCTCGTAATTCGGCCGCAATCGGCCGGCCTTTAATGCTCCTGAAATCGGACGCTTCTCGTTCAGCCAGTTGCGCAATCTGCTGACGCCACGCGGTAATCGTGGACTCGGCTTGCTCCGCGCGCTGCGTTAGATCCGTCGTCAACGCATCCAATACGAACCGCTGCATCTGCTGCTCGGCGGCTAACTTCGCCGTCAGATCGAGGACGCCTTGCGCGAGTCGCCGCTTCTCTTCCTGCAATAAACCGTAGCCGTTGAGATGCCGCTGCGCCAGCGTCACCAGTTCGTCGCCGGAGACGCGATCATCGCTCATGGCTGCACCGCGGCCGGCTCAGCGTGAAACAAACCGCCCTGCGCCAGTAGCGTCTCCGCCACGCGCAGATTCTTCGCGGCCGTCTTCGCGTAGCTCTCCTTGAGCTCCACACCGATAAAACGCCGCCCGAGTCGCACCGCTTCGTAGCCTTCGCTGCCGATGCCGGCGAACGGTGACAGCACGAAGTCGCCAGGATTGCTCCAGAGCCGGACGCAGCGCTCGATGACCTCGAGCTGGAGCGGGCAGATGTGCCGGCTATCCTCACTCTCTTTCGCCATCTGATACTTCAGCACGTTCGTCTGCTGAATGTCGTCCCAGACTGGCGACGCCCACGCTTGCCACTGGTCGAGCGGAAAGTCGGCGCGCTCGTGCGGCACGGGGTCAGGGAATGCCTGTTCCGGCGTGTCGGTCCATTTCCGAAACGCCAGCACGTAGTCCGCCATGCCTTGCCGCGACGCGCACGAATCCTTCCGCAACTGCTTGTAGAGCAGGCCGTGATTCTTCGTCCGCTGCATCTCGATGACCGGATCTTTCCAAATCGTCACGCGGGAGTGATACGTCCAGCCCGCCTCGGTCATGGTCCGAATCAGCGCGCCTGGGAAATCGTAGAGGCCTGCCGCGCCGTCACGGCCTTTGTAGAGCGGCAAGTCCTTGCAATGCACCGCGCAGATGCGCCCGGGCACCGTCGCGCGCAACAGCGCCGCGGCCAAATACCCGTAGTGCTGCAGGAACTCGGCATGGTCCGTCGAGTTGCCCATGTCCTGTTGGGCGTCGGAATACACGTAGAGATTCGAGAACGGCGGCGAAAAGACCGAGAGCTGAATCGTCTCCGGCGCCAGCGCACTGACGGCCGGCACGCAGTCGCCCGTGATGAGTTCCCAGCGCTCGCCGCGTTCGCTCGTGTGCGCTCGATCCATAAATCCTCTCGATGCTGTCGTGTCGGCAACGCCAGCCTCGCGGCTCGCCGCGAGCATCTCCGACTTTAACGTCTGATGGGACGCCGCTTTCTCCGTGAGCGTGTTGAGAATGGCGTATTCATTCGTCGCGCTCACGACGTAGACGTCGACGGGCCGCGTTTGCCCGAAGCGCCATGTCCGCCGGATGGCTTGATAGAACTGCTCAAATGAATAGGACACGCCCAGAAACGCCACGCGGGCGCAAAACTGGAAGTTCATCCCGAACCCAACTATGGATGGCTTGCTCAGGAGATGCGTGACGGAGCCGTCGCTGAAGCCGACGAGCTTTTGTTCTTTCACGTCGATACTGTCCGAACCTCGCAGGTCCACGAGGTCCGGCATCAGCGCAACGAGCGCATCGGCATCGTAGTTCGTATGCGAGAAAATCAGCCACGGCTCGTCAGGCTCGGCCGCGATCAGTTCAGCCACGCGGGCCGCGCGCAGGGGCGCCGTCTGGCGCATCGTCGCGTGCATCTGCGTCGCGGAGAGCTGCGGGTCGACGAAGAGTTGTCCGGCTGTCGGTGCCACGTCCACGTAACCGACGTCGACGTGATGCGTGCGCAACGGTGGGAGCACGAACGCCGCGCCGTCGTAGCCCAAGTCCGTCGGCGACGTCATCGAGAGCGCCCACGAGGCGACCCAGCGCCAGAAGTCCGCGGCGCCATGCGCCTTCAACCGATAGGCGCCCGCTTCCATCGGGTCATTGATGAACCAGCGCATAATCATCTCGTGACTCGGCATGATGCCGAGAAACGCGCAGTGGTTCCCGAGTTCGAGATGGTCATTCGGCGCGGGGGTCGCCGTGCAACAGAGCCGATACGGCGTCTCGGCGAACGCCTCCAAGAGCTTACGTTTCGTCGCGCCCATATAGGATTTCAAGATCGAACTTTCGTCGAGGACGACGCCAGTGAAATCGGCGGGATTGATGTGATGCAGGCGCTCGTAGTTCAGGACGATAACCGGCGCATCGGGAAGCGGTCCCTCGCGATGTTGCACGGCCCGCACGCCGAACTTCGCGGCCTCTCGCACGGTCTGTGCGCCCACGGCCAGCGGCGTCAGGATGAGGACACGGCCATTCGTGTGGACCGCGACGGCTTGCGCCCATGCGAGCTGCATCGCGGTTTTGCCGAGACCTGTATCCGCCCAGATGGCCGCCCGGCCTTTCCGAAGTGCCCAGCGGACGACCGCGGCTTGCCAGTCGAAGAGCTTCAGCGGGAGCACGGCATCGGTAATGCCGTCGATGCCGCGCCATTCGAGGCACTTGCCCGCGAGAAACGCCGCATAGTCTTCAGCACTCATCGCCGCTCGCTCCGATCGTCGCCAGTTCGCCGCAGCGCGGACAGTGCACCTCGCACACGTCCGGATGCCGGATGACGGCCGCCACGGTGCCGCACGGCTCGCAGTGCGCGCGGCCGATGATGAAAGATAGGCCGATGCTCCCGCGCTCGGCGAACACGCGCCTTACCCGACTGTCAGCGAGGTCATCAGCCGTCGCCGGGTGGAGGTCGTTACTCATTCGTCCATCTCCTCGTATTGATGCAGACGCAATCCGTCTGACGTGCCGCGCTTCGCCTCCGACTCGCGCAGGATGGCGCGGTCCAGGTTCAGTCGCAGATTCGTCAGGCGCTCGTAGCCGTCGACTTTGAAGACGCGCGCTCGATTCTTCTCGCCGTCATCTTCATCGTCGATGACGATGCCGTCCATTGTCAGCGCGTCAATCTTGTCCAGTTCATCGCGAATCTGCGTCAGGGTCATGGATGCTCCAATCCGGCGATATGCAGCAGCGCCGCTTTGTGCTGTTTGATGGCCGCGCACTGTGCCGGCGTCAGCCGCGAGCCGTTCGCAACATGAAGTTTGCCGTCCTGCGCCGTCATCGCGCAGCCTTGCTCCTCGATGGCCCAACTTAAGCGGAGCGCGTCGACGACGATGGTTGTTCCGTCGCGCAACGTGACGAGATCGCTCACCACGTCACCTCATCGTCTTTCGCATCATCGCTCGGCCAAATCTCATCCGCCGCGACGGGCGCAGGCGGCGTGTAGCCGGCACGGATGCGCTCTTCCCAGCCTCGAGCTCGAGCCGCGTCTTTCCGGTTGTAGCCGGCCTTCTTCGCGTCGCCGGCTTCCGTATTATGCTGCGCGAAGTAGTCGAGACGATCGGCCACGAGTGCCAAGTATTCCGGCGGGCATTCGCTGAACTTGCGGCCCTTCATCGTCTCCCCGCTCCAGTCGCGCGGGTCTTTCGCGACGATGATAGGGTCGCCGTGCGGGCCGTCGAGGTCAGCCGCGCTCGCCAGCGCCGGACTGTGCGCCTGCTTCGCGGCCCGCTGCTGCACGGCGCCTGCGATGATCTTCAGGCTGGCATCGATGCTCGTCAGCAGCGCGACGACGTCTTCGGCTCTCGCGGTCATTCCATCTCCTCGCCGGAAATCAACCCGTGAACAACATCTGGAAACACAAGCCGCGCGAGTTTTGCCCCGGCGCGCGCGACGCACATATCGGCGCTGTTGCGCCCCCATCCGCTCGCCTTCCACGCCTGATCGCTCTTCTGCCACGCGATGCGCCCTTCTTCGAGCGTATACGTGAGCGCAATGGGTTCTGGGTCGCCCTTGCGCTTCGTGACGAACGTCGCTTCGTCCGCCGTGCGCTTCGTGCAGGAGAAATACTCCGCTTTGCCAGACCGCATGACGAGCGCGCGGATCAGGTCGGCTTTCATCGTCGGTTTGCCGTCGATGTTGTCAAACGCGCGGAGGCTTTGCATCGCGGCCATCCCCAACTCTCGCCCTGACAAAATGATGGCCAGCACAGCGGGCGCGTTCCCCCATGCCGAAAACAGACGCGCGGCGAACATGTCCTGAGCGAGCTGCTTCGCCTCCGACATGTTGCGCGGCTCAAGCTGTCGCTCGTAGTCCACGGGTGCCGCTGGCAGCACTTGCAGGTAGCCGCTGGTGTGCGCGGGCACCGGCAAGGCACCAGGCGGGCCGATGGCTGGCCCTGTGAGCGGCTTCGGCGCCGGGACAGGCTCAGGGGCCGCCGGCGTGCCGTTCGCCGCCTGTGGGGCAGCCTGACGTGCCTGATGGGCCTGCCCGCGCGCTTCGTCGATGAGCTGTTCGGCGCGCACCGCGTGCGGGTTGGCTGGGTCAGCCTCCTTGATGATCTCGACCGCCTGCTGGAGCGAAGGCATGGTCTCCTCAATGTCCGCCGCGATGCCGGCTTCGAGGTCATCACCGAACACCGCGACATCCGCCGGCACGCGCGGGCGCCAGATGTCCGCGAACGGTAGCGGCACGTCTGTTCTGAGTGCAATCAGAGCGCGGACCACGGGCAGCCGCGGCCCGAACTCGACAAGATTGGCGCGCATCGCTGGCGTCAAGTCCGACGCGCCGTCAACGACCGCCTTGAGTAAGTCGTCAAGGTTCCCGAACTGCTTCAGGAGCTTCGCGGCCGTAATCCCGCCGATGCCCTTAGCGCCTTTGATATTGTCGGATGTGTCGCCAACCAGCGCGAGGTAATCAGCGACTTGATGCGGCCGGACGCCAAACTTGAACTCGACGGCATCAGCATCGATGATGGAGCCGTCCTTCAGCGACTTCGCCGTGACGCGCGGCCCGATCAACTGAAGCGCGTCCTTGTCGGCTGACACCAGCATCACCGTCACGTCGTCACCGGCCGCGAGCGCCTGCCACGTTGCCGAACTCAAGATGTCGTCGGCCTCATGGCCCTTTGCGCGCCACACCGGGAACCCGTCTCCAGCGAGAATCTCCGCCGCGAGGTCCATCTGATGCTGCAACGGCGCGATGGACTCCGGGCGATTCGCCTTATACGACGGGTCAATCTGCTTGCGCAGATACGGCGGCGCATCGAGTGCAATCGCGACGTGTGGCTGACCGGATGCCAGTCCGCGCACGCGCGCGACGGTCTGCGTGCTAGTGGCATTCGGGTCCGGCTCCGATGCCGACATGTGGAAGATCGGCACCAGAATAGACGGGAGGTCAATCAATAGCACGTTGCGCGCGGTCACTTGCTTGCCGCCTCACTGCCTGCCAGCTTCGGCTTGCGCGCCTTCGCCGGCTTCGGCTCGCGATTGGCTTCAATGACTCGGATTGCGCGTTCGAGCACGTCGCGCTCGTCCCTCAGTTCAGCCAGCGCCTTATCGATTGCAGATTGTTTCATGATGACTTGAATCCTTTCCACCAGCCGACCTGACGCCAGACGCGCTCGCGCGACGACTCGCTCCACAGTTCTTCGAGCGCCATCACGACCGTCGCGAACACTTGCAGGTCTTGCGATGGCGTCTTGATGCGCTTGCGCTGGAGCGCGACGTATGCCCGCGCCGGCTTCGTCTCTTTCACCATGCCGCGAAGTGTAGTCTATAGCGGAAACGATGTCTACTTATTTCTTGGAGTAGCTGACGTGCTCTTGCAGCTGCAACGCCGCGAGCATCACTGGCCCCGGCCGCCGCGTCGAGTCATGCAGGAAGTTCGACAGGTAGGAGAAGTGAATGCCCAACTCGCTGGCCGCACGACGATAACTGCCGCAGCGCTCCACATGCGCGCGGACCAGCGCGCGAATGTCACTCAGGGTCAGCATCGGCTTGGACATGGGATAGCAGTATACACTGGCGAGGACAGGCTACGCAGGCTTCCACGCCCGCGCGATGTGTCGGGCCAACTCGAAGGGAATCTTCGCGATATGCGCCGAGGCGGCTTTGCGCGCCGTGCTCTTGCTGCCCGTGCGACGAGAAATAGACGGCTCGGAAGCGTTGAACCAATCGCCACCTTGCTTGATGCCGTCACGCGGGTCATTCCGTCGCGCTGGATTGTTTCCGTGTCCGCTCGCCGTGTTGTGCGCGATGCCGAACCAGGAGCCGCCATCGTTCTTTATCGCGCGCACGCTAGCTGTCTGGAAACTTCCGTCATTACCATCGAAGCGAAATCCGCCAACTTTAGCGCGTCGCGTCATCGGCATCAGCGCCGGCACATCGCCCCATAGGTAGAAGCTGCCGTAGTGCCAGCGCGCACGGCCGACCCACTTCTGTGCGCCGCACACGTTCTCCACCACCAGCGGAACGTGTCGGCCTGCCGCGTCGCACGCTTCCCGCTGAATCCGAAAACACGCCTCGAACAGCGCGTTATCCGGCGGCGGCAGCGCCTTCGCCTTCTTCCACGGCATCGCGCGATACGAATACGCCTGACACGGCGGACTCGCGACAATCAGCGCGGCGTCTCTGAATTGTCGGCCATGTAGCGTCAGCACGTCCTGCACCACGAGTTGCGCGGGATAGCGCGCATCACCGTAGACGTGCTGTTCGATGTCAAACCCAACAACTCGGTAGCCTTCCGCGAGTAGTCCTTCCGTCCAGCCACCAAGGCCCGCGTAGATGTCTATCGCTAACGGCTTCACAGCCAGCGCTCTTTGACCATCTGCGCGATATCGTCGCGGTCGTCCAGTCGCCGCTCGCACGCCTCAGTGAGCAAGCGCCCGCACTGCGCGAGGCACGCGAGGATCAGGCGCATCGGCCATACTCCGCATTTTGGTAACTGGCGAGCGCATGTAACCAGTCGCGCATCGCGGCGGTCGGCTTCCAGCGCGCCACGACTATTCTTTTCCCGTATCCATTGGACAGCAGGATACATGTGCGCGCCGCGATAAACCGCCATCTCGATACAACTGTCCGAGCGTGATCGCGCGGTTGCAGACGGCGCAATGATGGAGAGACTGGCAGTGCCGCACCGGATAGCTTTTCCATGACGGAGAATCAGGCGGTATCCGTTTGGTTGATTTCACTACCGCGGCTCCTCGATTTTTCGATACTCCCAATCGCTTGACCCAGCAGCGTCCATGAACGACGTGTAGACGTGCCGCGCGCCGCAGTGGATACAGAACTTCTGGAGAGGATAGCCCCCGCGCATCTCCGAGCCTTCGACAGCCTTGAGGTCTTTCGGCTGACAGCACTCGCGCTGAGTCGTCTCGGTGATTTTCACGACTAGAACGGCGCCTTGTCTGGCGTGATGATGTCGCGGTCGAGATATGCGGCTAAGCCTTTCAGGCCCGGGTTCAGTTCTTCCGCCAGCGTCAGCAGCGGTTGAACCGACGACATGCTCAGCGGCGACAGGTAGAAGATGCGCAGCACGCGCGCAATCTGCTGGAGCTGCGTGCTCAGCTCTGTGCATCCGTCGCATTCCTGCACGTCCGGGTCAGGTTCAAGGCCGGCTGTGTAGTCCGGGTCGGTGCCCGGGTCAGAATAGCGGCTCATGATTGCGCCTCCAGTGAATCAGCAGACGACTCGAAACACGCCTCGGAGCAGTAAGCCGACCGGCCGCTCGGCGACCAGACGATGCCCGTATCGCACGGTTCGCCGCAGTTTTCGCACGTGGTCCGGTTGACGCACGCGCACAACTCGCGGCCTTCCTTGTCCGGGTTGCCACCGTAGCAGATATCGAGGTAGCCCGCGCCGCCGCAATCGGGGCAATCGGGCAGCGCCTTCAATCGCGCCTTGGCGATGAACGCGGCATCCTCGGCGCGACGGATGGTCTGTTCGCGGTTCATCGGCTCTCCTTCGCGGCGCACACGAGGAACATGTCCACCGAGCGGCCGCCCTTAAGCGTGAACGTCGACCAGCGCGCGCCCTTCGTCGCCGTCGCGTCGGTCAGCACGAGCCGGCCGTCAGGTAACTCGTAAACATCGGCCGCGGCGGTCTGCTCACAGGACAGCTTGCGATTATCGAGGGTGAAATGTGCGCGCACGGGCCGGCCGCAGACGCAGACGCCGCCGCGCGGGTCAGCCTGCTTGGCTTGCGACGGCTTGTAGCCCGTGAACCGCGCCGCGAGTTCCCGTCCGAAGATTGATGCCATGCCCGTATACTAGCATGGCTACGGCCGCGTGTCAAGTCAGCATGGTCAGCATGGTCAGCATCAGCAGCGGGGAGGATGACATCACCTAAAAAACGGATACTGCGAGGCGACCCATGCGGCGAGGCCAAAGGCCATGATGCGCAGTCGCCACGGATCGGCGGCGCCAGGAGGCACGCCGGCCGCGAGGAGAAACAGCACCAGCGCGAACGTCAGCAGAATCAGACTCATTGCCGTCCAGTCCTTTCGGTTTCGAGGTAGCGCGTCGCCGCCTGCGCCAGTTGTGCCAGCGCCGCGAGCAGCATAATTAGTGCCTGCACTAAATCCGGCTTATCTTCAGCCATCATCCCGTCACCGCAATCATCGCCGCGAACATGTGCCGAGCGCCATCAGCCTGATGTGGCGTCAGCGGCTCCGAGTAGTTGCCGCGCTCCGGGTGGAACGATCCGCCGGCGCACGTCGCGGCGCAGATGTAGCCGAACTGCTCGATGAGCTGTAGGCTGCTTGTCTGCCTGTCTGGAATGTCCTCGTCTCCGAACTTGATCGGCTCATCATGCACCGTCGCGCGCCGTGTCCCGTCATAGCCGGGATAGCCGTCGATGAGCTCGTGCGTCACCGCGTCCTTGATCCATCCCGGGTAGTCGCGGCGCTCGTGGAATGTGGCGTAGTCCCACATATAGGGCGGCAGATGGGGCGGTTGGTCGCCGCCGCGCGATCCGGCGCAGGACACCACGCCAACCGGCTTGGAGAGCAGCGTGTAATCGATGTGGTCCTCGTTGAACGCTTCGATGACATGCACGCCGCCTTTCGTGCGCACAACGTCACAGACGCGATTGAAATGCACGCGCTTGTCCTGATCGGCCGGAATGATGTCACGGTCGGTGAATACCGTCAGTTCCGCGCGCATCCCTTCCGCCGCGAGCTGGTCAAGGAACGCGCCGAGCTTGTGATAGAAGTCCGGCACCTGCGTCGGATTCAGCGCCAGATTCCCGGCCCAATCTGGCACTTCGACAAAAACCCTCAGTAAATTCGCACCGTAGCCGCGCGCCTCGCGGACAAGTGCGCGCACGTCGCCGCTTTGCAGCCATTTCGAGAGGAGGCAGAAATGCGTCATGCCGCGCCACGGCCAGACCTTGCCGCGGTCATCGATGAACCGCTCCCCTTCGACGTGAATCGGCCGCGGCGGCTCAAGGCTGATGCTCAATGACGGCAAGCCGAGCGCCGCGCGCCATTCGTTCCGATGCTTCTCCAGCGCCGCATTCACCGACAAGCCGGCAATCGCTACGTCGAACATCGCGCGCCAGAGCCAGCGGCCGAAGCGGTCATCTTGGTCGATGCTCTGGCCGGCATCGTGGTAATCGGCGCGCAGGGCGGCCGAGAGCGCATCGCTGCCCGCGTCGCCGCCGAATGTCTGTTCGTAATCCTTCATCTCGAACTACTCCTGTCGAATTGCGAGGAGCCCCGTGATCTGAGGCGGCGGCGGCGGAGGCGGAGGGGCGACCGGCGCAATCGTCCACGCTGGCACGGGCAGCGATGGGACGGAGCGCAGACCAGCAGCCGTCGTCCCGGTGATGGTGGCCGTGTAATCGCCCGGGAGTAGGTTGGCGTAGCTTTGCCCACCGACGCCGATGGCGGCAACCGTAAAGGTGCAGGCTTTCCCCGCATGGTCCGGGTCGTTGATCTGAAAGATCGTCGGGTTTGTGACCTTCGACCCCGGCGCGGGCAGCGGCGTCAGGTTACAGAGGACCGCCGACGCCGCAATCGGAAACGGTGTCGTGATGCTGTTGTTCCCGACCGGCCCCGTCACTTGCAGTTCGTAACTGGTGAAGGTTTGCGCGGTAGCGGGCGCGGCGCACAGCATTGCTATGCTCGCGGCCGCCAGCACGACGAATCCACGGGCGCTCACTGTGCGCATGATACGGAGTTCCTTGGCTCCGGTGACGGTCTTTCGCGATGGCCACGCGCGTCGCATTCCAGCACGCGCGACACGTGCCGGTCTTGTTGTTCCACACGCGGACGATGGGTTCCTTGCACAGTCCGCACCGAGACGGGCGGCGCTGGCGTGGCGACGGCGACGGCGCGAAGCGCTGAAACGCATACGTCTCGCGCGGCATGGCCTTGAGTTGCGCCTGTGCCTGTCGGCGCATCGCGCTGAAGATGGTCACGTCGCTCATGGGACCATCGGGTCCGTGCGATCGAGATAGATCTGCAGGTCCGCCGCCCAATCGCGCGTGTCGATGTGAAGATGGCTGCGCGCTTCGTCTTCGGTCGGCGGCGGCAACAGTGCGGCGGATCGTCGGTGGATGAGCGCGAATAGCTCCGAAATGACCGTCGTCGCCACGCCGGCCGCGACCGTGTTCAAGTCGATGTTGACGTTCGCCATCAGTCTCTCCCGACGAGCGTATCGATGGTCCGCAGCCACGGCGCGAGCACCGGATACCGCTGCATGTCCGCGCGGATGCTGTTCCAACCACTGCGCGCGACGAGTTGCCAACTCGCGTCGGCCTTGTCCAGCGCGAGAATCGTGTCACGGCAGAACTTCACGAAGGGGCGACTGACAGACGTCGGGATGTTCCCCGCGTCGGCTTGCAGAATGACGAACGCGGCGGCCTCGTGGAACCGCCCCGCGATGGCGTCAGCCGTCAGCGCGCGCTGCGCCGCTGGCGTCGGCGGCGGTTGCGGCGTCGGATTGGACGCGCAGCCTGAGAGCGCCAGCGCGAGGACGAGCACGATGGCGACGCGCTTCTGTGCCTTCGGCGGCGGCGGCAACTTGCGCCCCGTGATCCGCCACCAGAGAAATTGAATCAGGTTCATGGCTGCTTCCGCCGTTCCACAAATGCGGGCGTCGCCGCTTGCGCCGCTTGCACTTCAGCCGAGGGGAGCTTCGCCGCGTCCGCGACGGTTTGCACGTCGCCAGACGGCAACGCGCCGACCACCCGCACATTCAACGACGTCACCAATTCGCGCAACACGCGAATCTCCTCTTGTGAGGTCGCAAGGTCCGCGAGCGCCTTGCTCATCCCGCTGTTGACGAGGACGTGAATCGCGTCTGACTTCTTCCCGTTGCGGACGGAAATAATCACGCCGCCGACGGCCGTAATCAGCGTCGCGCCGCCCGCAAACAGCAGCGGAATGACCACCGCCCAATCGAGCACGATGAGCGGCACCGGCTGCGACGCCCCTATCGGGCCGACGCCCGCAGTGGCTGGTGTTTGCCGCAAGGCGACCACCTGCGCGACCGCAATCATCATGCTGATGAGCACAAGCAGCACGTGTCGCCAGAACACCGGATCGCTCCGCATCACGGCAACTCCGCGTGTGGTAAATCTACCAATCGATGCCAGTCGCCACCCCAGACGAGCCCCACGGCCACCACCAGCGCCCCGTAGGCATGCCACGGCAGCGAGACGGCCCACGACGGCGCCCCGTCCACCACGAAACAGGAGTCAGCCGCGCGCCCGCTCTGATGGTTCGACAGGTTCATCACGCCATCCGCATACGTCACGATGTGGCCCGGCGCCGTGCGGCCCTGCGCGTAGAGCGCCGCTTGCTCGACAGCCGTCCGCTTGCCGTCTGTCACCATCATCGGAAAGCCGGCCGCCTGCATCCCGGCGAGCACGCGATCGAGTCGCGCGATGAGGTCCGGATGACAGCCGGCGAGCTTGGCGCGGTCATGGTCCGTCACCAGCGCCCCGTCTTGTTGCGCGCCGCGATTTCGCCAGCCACGTCCGCATCCGAACGGATGAAGGACGACAGCGACGATGGTTTCGTCACGAGGTCATACGCCGTCTGCTGGTCCATGCCCTGCTGAATCATGGTCTGAATCTTGACCATTTGCTCGGCCGACAGACGCGGTTTCGGTGCCGTTGCCGGTGCCGCGCCTTGACGCCCGCCGAACGTGTCGCGCAGTTCGCCATACCGCGTATCGCTCACGGCTGGTGCCGAGCGCGCAGCCTGTTCATTCGCGATGTCGGTCTTCGCGGACCACGGCCGCTGAGCCGGCGCGTTCAATTCAGACTGCATCTCGCGAATCGGGAGATTCGGATGTTCGGCCGCCATGCCCGCCCAGTCGGTCGAGCCGGTCGGCGGGCGGAGTAGGGGCGGCGTCTCCTCTGGCTGAATCATGCGGCCGAATAGCTTCAGGCCCTTGCCAGCCTGCCGAAGCGCGTAGGGTGCCGCGACCGCCGCCGCCGCTTCGCCCACGTTCCCGCGCATGAGCCCGTGATAGGCCCCGGCCCCGGCGGCATACTGCGCCGGCTTGGAACTCCCGATATCCTCCGCGATACTGCCGACGCCCGCAACAAGCCGTCCGGTCGGCGCCCGCACACCCTTCAGCGCGAACGGCAGCGTCGCCGACACGACATCGCCCGCTGCGCCCGCGTAGTTGCCCGCGGCCACATCTTCGACGCCGCGCTTGAGTGGGCCGACCACCGGCACCGCGCCGACGGGATCGGCCTTCACGGCGTCATAGATGAGCTTTGCGCTGTCAATGGGATGCGTCAGCGCGCGGAGCGGGCCGGCCACGTAGTCCGATGGCGTCGTCGACGGCAGGATGCGACCGAGGAACCGTTCCGCGATACCGCCCGGCGCCGGCTGGTCCGGCTTCGGCGCCATGTTCTCTGACGAGGGCAACTCGCGCGGCTTTCCCCAATCGGGATCGGTCGGGTCCGTCACGACTGCGGATGTCTTCAGCCCCCAGTTCGGATCGGTCGGATTCTGCGGCACGTCACTTCACCAAGCGCCATTCCGTGCCGGTCCACTCGCGCGTTTCGCCGTTCGCTGTGCGCTTTTCGCCAAGAACTGGACCGCCCGGCGCCGGTAATGTTTTCTCGCCCTTGAGCCCGTAGCGCGTCGTGATGTTCGCGTGCGCGTCGAGATACTTCTTGTGCGCGCCTTTCTCCAGAATGCCCGCGAACTCCGTCATGTCCTTCTGAATCGTGGGATCGACCGGTTGGCCTACGGTCGCCTTGCCCGCCCAATTCTGCAACCGATCCCACAGCGAGCCCGCATTTGCGGTCACGCCAATTTCGGCCGTGTTGATCCGATTCAGGCCCTGCGCGCGGATGGCCGCCATCGTCGTTTCGAGGTTCTGAAGCGCTGCCGCCGTCATGTTGCCGCCCTGCGCCGCGGCGATGGTGTCCCGCATTGTCTGCGCGGAGGCGAGCGCCGTGGCGCGGTCCCCTTCCGCCTTCGTGAGCGCCGCGCGCCCGGCTTGCGCTTCCGTGAAGCCTTGCGCGCGCGACTGCTGCGCCGTCTGTGCCGCGATGCTGTTCGTTTGTCGCTCCGTCGCGGCCAGCTGCGCCGGATCGCTCACGACGCGCTTCCGCTGTTCGTAACCCGTCAACGTCGCGCTCTCCGTGGGCGTCAACGGTTGACCGGAGGCCCGTTTGGCGTAGAGGTCTTGCGCGGCGGCATCCATGCCGGGTCCGCTGGCTTTGTCCGCGTCTGCCTTCTGCTGCTCAATCTCCAACTGACGCCGCTTCGCCTCAGCGGCCGGCGTTTCGCCGAAGGTATACGACCGCTGCGACGGCGCGGGGCTGTTCGCAATGGTGTCGGGCATCATCCGCAGCGCGCCGCGCACCTGACCCGGCGCCGCGATCCCTTCTGGCGCTTGCGGTTCTGGAATGCCTTGGCTCTCATAGAGCGCGGACGGCATCCCGAGCGCCGTTTCGCGTGCCTGTTCGGCCGCACTCACGACGCCGCCGGTCGGCCGCAGATTGACCGCGCGGATCACGTTCGCCTCTTCGCGGTTTTTCTGCGTCTCGGCTTGATTCGCGCGCTGCGCGTCGATTTGGAGCCGCTTCAGTTCGTCCTGCTGCGCCAGCGACTGATCTGCGCGGTCAGCCGCACGCGCTTGAAGCGCCGCGTTGCGCTGCCGTTCCTCTTCGGCAATCTGGTCCTGAATCCGCTGCCGCACGTGCTGCGACATCGCATCGACTGCGTAGGCGCCTTGTAAACCGATTCCCACGGTCAGGCCCCCATCGTGACGGGTTTCTTTTTGAGCAGGCTCGCGAGATTCCCGATGACGCCCGCCGTGTTCAGAAACGTATCCAGCCCGCCCGCCTGCGGCATCCCCGGCAGGTCAGGCGCGCCCGGCGGCTGCACATACGGCGGCGGCGCGGTATACGTCGCGGTCGTCGGCGTCGGTCGCACGAAACCGGCCGGCGCCTGATAATTCGGCAGGTCTGGCAACGGCGCGAACGTGTCGCCCTTCCGCTGCCCTTCGAGCGCCTGATTCGTGATGTCCGTCCCAAGCGACCGCGTCGCGTCAGAGAACATCGACGGCCGCAAACCGCCTGTAATCGTCGGCACCGGAATATTCGGCCCGGCCGCAATCGACACGTCGCGCGCATTCGCCAGAATGTCACCACGGACCGCATTGCCGGCGCGCTGGCCAGGCGCGGACAGTTGAAACTTCCGCTGCGCGAGGTCCATGTCGTTGATCGTCGACGCGGCCCCGATGCGACCGAGCGCGAAATTGTTCGCTTGCCCGGAAGACGACAGGTTGTAGTTGTTCTCTTGCCCCGTCGACCCGAGCTCGAAGCTGTTCGCTTGCCCGGCGCTCGTCAGCCCGAACTGATTCTTGTCTTCGGCCGCGGTCTGGTTGTAGCGGTTCTCGTTGTTGACGGCGTCCACGATGGCGCGGTAGCGGTCCACCGAAATCCGACCCTGCGCCAGCGCGAGATTCGCTTCCTGAATCCGCGCATCCGCCGCGCCTTTCCCCGCGGCACCGAACGCGCCGCCGATGACGCCCGCGGCATCGAGGATGTTGCCGACTGTGCCTTTGTTGCCCGCCAGTTTCCCGGCCGTCTGAAGAATCGTCGACCCGACACCCGCGCCGCCAGCCGTCGCCGCCATGCCGGTCGGCACCGTCGCAGCGGGAAGCGCCGTGCCCCCGACGCCCGTCAGCGTCGACGCGAGCCCCGCGCCGCCGGCGGCTGCACCTGCCGCGCCCGCGCCGGCCGCTCCAGCGCCCACGCCAATCGCGCCAGGGAGCGCGGTCGCCATCCCGAGTTCAGCGCCCGCGAGACCTGCGCCGGCTCCCGCGGCACCCGCCGACCCCGCGCCCGCAGCCCCCGCAGCCCCCGCAGCCCCCGCGAACGCGCCCGCCGCGCCAGCCGTCGCAATCGTCGCCCCCACGATGCCCGCGACGATAATCGTGTTGCGCAGCGCGTGGCCCTTGTTGCGGAAGTTGCCGCTGTTGTCGACTTCTTCGTTCCCTTCATCGATGCGCGCGCCGTTGGCTTGCGCCGCGCGGACCACTTGCGTCTTTTGCGCGTCGTTCAGGTGGACGCTGTTCGGATCTTGTCCGAATGAGCGAATGAGCGACTGATACCACGGCTGCCCGCGCATCCACTGATTGAACGTGTCGATCTGGACGGCGGTATCGCCTTTGACGACAGAATGTGGATCAGCCATATCAGCCGTTCAATCCGGCCAGTGCGGCGTTTTGATTGAGGTAGGCAGAATATTTCGCGAGGTCAATGCCAAATCCTTCGCGCTTCAGCGTCGCATCGAGCGCCGCCATCTCCATCTGCACCTGTCGCGCGGATTCCGCGTCCCCGCTCGCCGTCGCGGTCTGCAACAGCGAATCGAGCTCCTGACGCCGCTTGCCGTATTCCTGCATGATGAGACTCGCCCGCAAGCCGCCGATGTTCTGGGCGTTCCGTTCGGAACTTTGCTGGATGCCCTGATTCAGCTCATTGCTGTTCAGCCCGCCCTGCGCGTAGAGCCGTTCCGCGAGTGCCGTGCGTTCCGTGTCCGTCGCCCGGGTCGCTTCGTCCCGCGCCGCCGTCACCGCGCCCGCAATCTCCGGCGAGTTCGCGTCGACTGGTCGCCCCGCCGCGGCCAGCCGTTGCATGAGAATCGCGCGCACCTGCTGCTGCCAGTCGCTTGGCGCGCTGCCGGCGGTCCCCGCGCTGGCGGAGGTCGACCCGCCGCCGGCCGCGGCAGTGACGGCGTTCGGCGATTGAACAGCCGAGGCTGACGGCGCGGCGGTTGACGTGGCAGCCGCTGCGGGAGCTGGAGCGGCCGTTGACGCGCCGGCTGGTGCCGCGGTGCCCGTGCCATAGCCCCCCGCGCCGCCGCCCGTCCCGGCCGCACCGCCATACCAGAAATCGCCGTCGGACGTGATGACATCAATCGGCCCGCGGCCGTCGTTGAAATCAATCTTGTCGTCACCGACGACCGTGGCTTTCCGTCCGTAGGTCGCATTGTATTGGTCGACGAATGGCTGGAGCTTGCCGAGCGCCGCGCCTCCGCCCGTGATGAATCCGCCTTGCGACCCGCCACGACTCGCGACTTGCCCGCCCGTCGCGTGCTGGATGAACCCCAGCCAATCCTGCATCGGGTCGCCCGTGCCCCAACTGATGGCGGACGGCGCTGCTGGCGCCGCCGTGCTGGTGTCCTGCGGCATTCCGCCCGTCTCGCCGTAGGTCGAATCTGGAGCGCCCTGCCCGCCTTGCCCGATGTTGATGAGCTGATTCGCATTCGTGACCGGACCACCAGGCCCGACGAGCCCAAGCGGCGGCGTCGCAATCGCGTGTCCGCCGCTCTCGTCGAACGTCGACGATCCGCCCGTGTAGTTCTGGTCCGGCTCAGCCGCCGCGAACTCGGCGGGCGCGAGTTGGTCGCCGCCCGTCGTGACGGCCGTCCCGCCCCCGAGCGCCGCGGAGGGTTCCGCCATCCCCTGCTGCGCGAGGACGCGCTTGCGCACCGCGTCGTAACTGTTCTCACTAGTCGGGTCGTAGGCGGATTTCATAAGAGCACCATTTCCACGCCGATTTGTGCGCGCACAATCGTCAGCGACCCCGCGACCCAGTTCGCGGCCAACGGCTTGATCAACGTCAGCACCCGACTCCCGACGGTTGAGTATAGCAGTCCGCCGTTGATGACCACACCCGCTTCGTAGATGAACAATGGCACATACGCCGTGCGTTTCGCCGTGAGATTCAACGGCAACCGAATCGTCAGATACGGACCGTTCGCGCCGCCCGTCGTGCCGCTAATCGACAGGTCGAACAGCAGCCGCGGACCGACCCACGCATAGGCGTAGGTCTCGAGACCGGCTGACGCGACGACCCACGTGAGCGGCGCCACCGCGCTGAAATCCGTCGCCAGAAACGGCGGCACTTGCGATTCACCGAGCGCGGCCGTCCGCCCCCGCTCATACATCGGCCCGGTCGCGTGAATCGTGCCGTGATGGTCATCGACGGTATGTTCGATGTGATAGCCCGCCGTCACACCGGAGACAATCTGCTGAAACGTCTGCGCGAGGAGCCCACCGCTCGGCTTCAGCCCCCGCACCTGATTGAGAAACGACAGCCCGATTCTCATGACGTGCTCTTGCCGTGGCGGCCAATCGGCACCGTCAACCGATCCATCACAAACTGCTCGGTCGCTTGAATCTTGTATTGCGCGAATCGGATATTCGACCGCGCGATGCCGTCGGCCTGCACCAACACACGCCATTCGGTTGACGTCGAGTTCAAACTGACCGTCGTCAGGATATTCGCGTTGAAATCCATCGAGAGCGTAATCGTGACGGCCGATCCCGCCAGCAGCGCCGCGGAGCCGCAGAGTTCCGGGTCGCCGACTTCGCCGACATAGCCCGGCCCGCCCGGTTCAATCGCGCGTAGCGTGAGTTCGCCCTGAAACGCCGAGCCCGCATCGTCCGTGCCCGTTTCCAGTTTCCAGATGGTCGTATTCGTGATGGCGTAGCCGATATAGGGTTTCAGATCCCGCGACATCGTCGCGCCGACGGTCGTCGCGAACATGCATGAGCAGCGCGCATTGGTGGCGTTGCGGTTATCGCGGGACCAGCCGCCGCCATCGATATGGTATTTGATGATGACCGTCGGGAACGTGTCGACGGTCGTCGCATACCAGAACCAGACTTGATGCAAGTCGGCGTAATAGACGCCGTGACAGAGAATCGACGCGGTGCCCGCCACGGCGAGCTTCGTGATGCTGATGGCGGGCGTAATCCCAGTCACGACGCCGAGGATGAGGTCTTCGACGTTGTGTCCGAGATATTCGAGCCCCTTCAGCGACCAGCGATACGGACCACGCGCGCTCATCCAATAGAGCGCCGGATTCCCGTCGGCGTCTTCGCCGAGGATGATGCTCTTCTGCGCAATCGCGCCAATCGTTTTCGAGATCGCTTCCGCGCGATACGGTGCGGTCACGACACCCGTCGGCGTCAACTGCCAGATTTGCGACTCGAAGAATACGAAGAATGACCCGAAGACCGGCCCCGCGAGTCCAATCGCCTGACCCGCGGAGGCTTCATCGAAATCCAGGTAGTAATTCGTCGTCGTGTCGACGCGCTCTTCGTCGGACACATTCAGACTGCCGATGACCGCGCTGATTTCTAGTCGATTCTGCTTGTCCGTCGCCGTCCATGAGCCGAGCCCGAGCAACCGATTCTGGTCGGTCGCCACGAACTTATACGGCTTCTGGAGCGTGTAGACGCCCGTCAAGGCCGACAGCGGCGACGCGCTGTAGGTCGCCGGATCGGCGCTATCGTTGTAGGTCGTCGTCGCAATCACGACCGTCGCGATCCGATAGAAGATCGCATTGTCCGAACTGGCTTCCACTTCCCAATGCGTCTCACCTTCCGATGCGCCGGTCGGTCGGCTGATTTGCGCGGACCCATTCGCCCCGCTGGGCGTGAACGCGACCGAGGCATTCGGCTCTGACCGGCGCGTCGTGATGCCGGCGACTTGCGTCGTCCACCGCAGCCGGTAATACCGGAGAATCGCCGGATACGCGCCGCCGCCTGAATCCACCACCGTATGCACGCCCGCCTGCGGCAACCCGAAGCGGCGCACCGTCGACCCATCCCACCCGTGCAACCGCGCCGTCGCCGATTTATACGCGAGCGCCAGTTTGCCGTTGATACTCGCGCCGTGAAAGTCCCAGCCGTTGCCCGTTGGCGCATCCTGAATACTCGGCGCGGTCCACGTCGCCGCACCCGCGAGCCGGCCGATGACAGGCGTCGCCGCCCCATCCATCGCCCAGAGCTCCGCCGACGTCGCATCCACCGACGGGACATGGCGAATCAGTGATGAGATGACACCCGTGAACGGTCCGCCCGACGAGAACGTGGTCGAGACCGCGCCCGCCCCGCCGACCTTGCGCGCAAACCGCGTCTGATACCAGTCGATGTTGAGCGCTTCGGCGCACTCATTGGCCGCGAGTTGCCACGGCGCGTCGCGGCCATTCCGGCCGCCCGTCAGGTCATCCATGACGAGGACTTTGCGCGGGTCAGCCACGCGCCACTTTCGCCGCGCGCAGTTCGGCCCGCGCCGCCTTCTGGTCCGCTTTCGTCACCGTCGCCTTCTTCAGCTTGACGCCCGTCACGTCGAAGGGATGCAGGTCCGTGATGTCCACGTAGAAGTAGCCTTCGGCATCGGTCGGCATCGGCAGCGTCGACTCCACGACGGCGACGATGGTCCCGTCGTCATCCACTTTGACGAACTGCTGAAACTCGCGCGGATCGTGCAGATCCTTCATCGCGGCTCACGCGGCAAGGTTGGACGCCAGATTGTCTCGTCGCGGCGCTCGCGCAACGCTTGCAGGATGGCGCGCAGTTCGTCGACCTTTGGCGCCGGCGTGTCCATCAGGAGCGGTCCATCGGATACATGTAGCCGAGATTGTTCCAGCGGACGCGCGTCGGCCGCAAGGACGCAATCCGGTCGCCGTTCGTCAGCACCCACGACCGCAGCGCCGATTTGCCGACTTCGTAATCCGCCCGGGCACGCGCCACGCGGTTATCGTCCAGCACTTCATACGCCTTCATCCGCACGCCGGCCAGGAGCACGTAATGGAAATCTGGCGGCAGGAGCGGTTCATCCGTGCCGTTGACGAGGTCGAAAATCGTCCGCGTGACATCTGCCGTCTCGATCACGTCGACCGTTGGAATCGGCCACCATTCGACCGCGAGATACCGCGAGAACGTGTTCGGCAACGGAATGCGCGCGAGTTCGGTGCCGGAGACCGCGGCATCATACAGGCTGATGAACCCAGCCGCGGCCGTCGACCCGGCCGGCGCCGCCAAGTCGAGATAGAACTTTTCGACCAGCACGTGATCCGTGCGCGTCCCGACGGCCACGCGCGTCGTGCCGTTGAGTGTCGTGCCCGCCGTCAGCGTTTGATTCGGATAGCCGCCGAGCACCTGCGTTTCCAAGTAGGCTTTGCGTCCGACATCGGTCGCCGACGAACTGACCACCCAGAGCCCCGATCCGACCGTCGTCGGCTGCGCGGCGACCGCCTGCTGGCCGATGACGCTGTAGCGCAGCGGATACCCGCCCGTGTATGTTTGACCGGGATCGGTCAGTCGCAAGTCGCTCAGCGGCACTTGCTTCAGTGGGAGATTGTTCGCACGGTCGACGAGCTTGTTGATCCGCGCGACGGACGGCGGCAGGCCCGACCGCGCCCGGTTCGCGTAGGCCGTCACCGGCAGCACATCATCCCGCAACCGCGCGATGTCCGGATCGGCCAGGAGTTCGCGCTGGACTTCGTTGACGAAGGACGTGAGCCGCGCGACCGTCGTCGCGGCCGGACTCGGCGGCTCGCGGAGCCGCGTATAGCAATCAGCGAGCAGCGCCGTGAGATTCATTCACCCACCGAGACGGGCAGATGTTGCGGATGGTCCGGTGGCAGCGCAATCCGCCGCAGCTCCTCTTTCATCGGCAGCACATGCGCCGCTTTCTCGCCGAGCATCTGCCGCAGGAGATGGCGCATCGGCGGGACAATCTGCTTCCTGTCCTGCGTGAAAAACGCCGCGTGCTGCTTCTCGCCAGGATCGTAGGCGCCCATCAGCGCCATGTGCTCAAGCTTCCCGGTCACGGCGTTTTTCTCCGCGAGGACACAGAGTGTCACGGTCGTCTGATCGAGCAACTCCACCTGATACTCGCCCGGTTCGAGCAGATTGAATAGCTCGACTTCCTCGCGGTCGTTCCCGTGCAAGCCTGGTTTCATGGACCACGGCGCATGGATCTCGCACTTCAGGTCCGGCATCGGGAAGTCTTTCTCCCCGCGCGGATTGAACGGCGAAATCATCGGCGGATAGTCGAGCGACTTCTTGCGCGCCAGTTTCTCGTGTGCCCGTGAAACCTTCAGCGCCTCTTCTTGCAGCGCAATCTGGCGCTCTTGAATGGCGAGTTGCCGTTCTTCGTTCGCGAGTTGTCGTTCTTCGAGGCTGAGCGTGGCGGTCTTCTCGGTCGGCATAGGTGTCCTTGTTCGTTACATGGCGCAGTAGTCACGCCAGAGTGTGCGATACGCGGCTTCGACGGCCTCGACGTAGCCGACGAGAATCGGTGACGCGGCCAACGTCGCGCGGGCCGATGCGCGCACGGCGGCCAGTCGCGCGCGGTCCGTCGTCACCAGCGCGACCGCGCGCGTGATGTAATCTTCGCGGGTCTCGGTCACGAAGTCATCGCAGCCGAGCAGCCGCAAGAACGCGCCGCTCGACCGCTGAATCACGCGCGAGCCGAGCAGCGTCACGGTCGGCACGCCCATCCAGAACGCTTCGAGCGTCGAAATCCCGCCCGTCTGTGGCCACGGGTCGAGCGACAGATCCATCTGCTGATAGAACGCCTGATGATGCGCCTGCGAGGTCGACGGCAGGAACTCGATCTGATGGCGGGCGTTCGGCAGGCAGTCCGCAATCATCGTGCGCGCCAGCGACGAATAATCGGCCGCCTTGAACACGAGATGCGCATCGGGCACGCGCGCCAGAATCTCCCCGAACGTCGCGAGCACGTCCGGGTTGAGTTTCATCGCGCGCTGAAAGACCGCAAACATCGGCGGACCGGTCAGGCAGGGCAGCGGCCCCGCCTCGGGCAGGTTCGGCCGCGGATTGAAACTGATGACACTCGGTAGATGCACGACGCGCTCGGGTCCGTCATAGCCGGCCATCGTCGTGGCGTCACCGAAGAGGAACTGCATCGCCGGCCAGCCGACGCCCGTCGCATAGCCCCAGGCCGTGCCCTGAATCGGGGCCGGCTGATGCGTGAACGACAACAGCCGATTGCCCGCCGTGTAACCCGAGAGGTCCACCAGGATATCAATTTCGTCGGACTGGATGATGCGCGCGACTTCGGCCGCGTTGTGCGCGGAGACATCCACAAACCCCGGGCAGTCCACCCACTGCACGCGCGTCACGTCGTCGTAGTGCGCCGGCGGCAGCGTCGAATAGAAGACCGGCTCGATCTGTGCCGTGTGCTGACGAATCACGTGATGACAGGTGAACGCGGCCGAATGAAACCGGAAATCGCCTGACACGTAGCCGACGCGCAACCGCTTCTCTGGGTCGCGGACGTTGACGTGCGGCGTGCGCGCCTCGAATCGCGCCCGCCCGAACTGATGCCACCAGCGCAATCGCTCTGCCGCCGCCTCGTGCGCGGTGGTCTCCGGCTGCGCATCGGTCAGAAAGATGAGATTTTCGTGCGCACCGATGTCCTGCGGATTCAGTCGCAGCGTTTCGCGGTAGTAGCGAATCGCCTGATCGATTTGTCCAAGTTGCAGCGCGGCATCGCCCATCGCGTGCGCGCGGGTCGCCGCGTCCCATGTCGACGGGAGCAGATCCGAGACGCGGCCTTCGACGTGCGCCCACTCGGCGCGCTCATTCGCGAGGCCGTAGAGATCGACGACGACGGGTGACGCGGCCTGCACGCACGCTCCTTGTGAACACGAATCGGCTCGAAGCTACGTCCCAGCACCTTCGAGCCGACCCGATTCGCCACCGGGGTGATGAGCGAATGCCTAGGGTGAAATGGTCAAATCGATCACCACATACTGGGCCTCGACCATCGTTTGTGCGGCGAAGCCGATGATCCGCTGTGTGAGCAACGTCGCGGCCGTGACCAGACTCACGCGCCCGCCAGAGGTCGCCGTCCCGAGCAGCGGCGCGCCCAACGTCCCGCCCCCGCCACAGAACACCAGCGCCGGCCCCCACGTCTGCACCCACCCATACTGCGCGGCCGTGATGATGTAGGTCGCCACGCCCACGATGATCCCGAGTGCCGTATTGGCCGGCGAGAGCAGGACGCCCGCGTATTTGTTCAGCAGTAACGTCACCGTCGCCGAGGTCGTGATCGTCACCTGCAACGACTCTTCGGCGTGCAGAAAGAACTTACCCACCGCGCCCGTCGACACCGCCGCGTGCTTGTCGATGGTGTAGAGGTAGCCCATGCCGACGCCCGTGGCGACGCACAGGTAGCCTTCGGCGTATTGATTCGCCGCCGCGCTCGATGCGCACGTGACATCGACCGACGTGGACCCCGCGAGGACCGGCGAGGTCGTGCTGACCGCGTTCGCCGCGTGACCCGCGACGAACGACGGGCTCTGCACGACTGACCCGGCGACGAGATCCGCCACGCCCGCTTTGACATAGCGATAGGCGCGGCCGTCTTCGGTGTAACCGCGCGTCCCGAGTTTGTGCTTCTGCGTGGCCGACGATTCGAACATCGCCTGAGCCAACTGCACGTCACGATTCGAAAGATTCATGGTTCACTCACTCCTTTCGTTGCGCTCAGGCGGTTTACGTGATCGCGGAAATGACCCCGAGACGCCGCGAATTGTCCGTCGTCAAGTTGCACGTGCTTCTCACTTTGAACACGTCCCAGAACCCGTCACTCGGTCGGATGGCCGCTTCGCCTTTCATCCAGGCCATGTAGACGAGATGCAGGTTGCGGTTGTTGAGGATATACATCGAGCCGGCCGGGCACGCCGTGTCATAGCCCAGCATGATGTCCTTGAACGCGATGTTCTGGCCCTTGAACCCACGCACCAGCTTGTTCGATTCGTTGTCGCGGACCAGCCGCTCGATCGACGGCGTCAGGCCTTCGTAAATCTGAAACGACGCCTGATCGGACACGCCGAAGGTCGGGTTCTCTTTCCCGATGCCGTTGCTGCACAAGTTGTAGATGCTCGTCATCGCGGCGAGCAGATTGTCACCGGGCGTCGAGGTCTTCGTCGCCGTCGTCGCCTGATTGCGCCAGAACGAATACGTCGCGCGCGGAATCAGACCGACCGTGCCGGTCGTCGGCGTCGTCGACACGAGCAACTGCAAGCCGCCCGCTTCCTTCGAGGACGTGCCGGTCCCGTCCGAGAACATCGACGTATTCAACCGCTCTTCCATCGTGTTCTTCAGGTTGTCGAGCTTCTTCGCTTCGACATCGAACTTGCCGGCGCCGCCCGCCGAGATGTCGCGCTCGAAGTCGGTCATCGGCACATCGCCGCCGATGAACTTCCACGAATACTCCGCGTTGTCGAACGTGTCGGGCCGGAAGACCGTCACGGTCTCCATTTCCGACATCCACTTCACGTTCGGGTTCAGCGCGTATTCGAGGTTGTGTCGAATGACTGTGCCGTTTTGCTTCTCGAAACTGCCATTGCTGCGCAGTTGCTCCAGGAGCCAGTGCCGCTGGAAAATGTTGTCGACGGGATCGAGCCCCACGTAGGCTTCCCACGCGAAGGCGACGTTCTGGCCTGAATTGATGGCCGTCCACAGATACCCATCGGGGCTCTGCGTGAACTGTGTGAGCCACTTGAACATGACGGTCCTGCTTTCAGCGGGTCATCTCGCGCATGAAGGCCGCGAGTTCCGCCGGGTTTTTTGGTCGAGGTTTCGGAGTGCCGGCCGCACTGGCCCCGGAGGCCGTGTTGCCAGCCGCTTTACGTTGCATTTCTGCGACAGCGTCGGACTGCGCCGTCGCTTTCTGATTTGGGACAATGAACTGCTCGCGCACGTGCAACGCGACATCGACTGGATCGGCAGTGGGATGCTGGTCCAAGATCGCTTTGATGTGCTGGAACAAATCCATGCGACCGTCGAGAATCTTGGTCGCACGGGTCATCAAGACATCGGTCTGCTTCGCCCATCGCTCATGCTGCTCTTTCGAGTCGGCATCCGCTTTGGCTTTCGCTTCCCGTGCCTTGATCGGCGCGAGTTCCTGCCCGATTTTCGCGAGCAGTTGCCGCTCGCGCCACTCATCCCGCGCCGCGAGTTGCTGCGCCGAATACGTGCGCCCCGTGACCGCGCCCGTCTGGTCGACGATTTCCACGTCGGGGCCGGGCATCGGCTCCGCACGGCCCGAGAGCAGCCGGCCCCCGAGCGATTGCAGTTGAGGCCCGAAGCGCGCATCGGCTTGGAGACGCGGAATCCACTGTTCAAGCGTCCAGCGGACCGGATCCTCGTGCATGGCTCGCGCGGTCGGAATCCATTCGGACACGACATCACGAGTGAGCTGCGGGAACTCTTCGACCCAGCCGACTTTCTGCCGATACTGCGCCACGGCATCAGACGCCGCTTTCGTGCGCGCATTCTCCAGCGCCTTCGTGTGGACGTCGAACGGGATCGGCCCGTTGGGTTTCGGGGCAGTCGGTGGAACAGCCATCGTCTCCGGCGCACCCGGCGGTATGGCGGCCGTCTCCGGGGTCGGTGCGTTGGGCGTCTCAGCCACGGCCGTGCGCTTCGCGGCTTGCTCAAGAGCTGCCTTGAAGGACGACGGTCGCTTGACCTCAGCCGGCGGCGCGGACGGCGCGGGCGTGCCTATGGAAACTGGCGCGCTTGGCGTCGGGGCGCTGTCGGTCGACGTCGGACTGGACGGGGCGACGATGGCTTCCATGTCCTGCCTTTGATGCTCACGCTATGGTGGTGAGCCGGCCCACGATGCGCCGTATGGTGGCGCTTCCCACGAGGAGCAGGGCGAAACGAAAAAGGGCATCGCCAACCACGGATGAACCGTGACTAGCAACGCCCTCGATCATTGCGCCCCGTTGTCGTCCCGCCCGCTCGGGGGAGCGGTTGTCAGCGCGCGGAGCTACCGGCGCTCAAGCGAGATCGTCAAAATCTTGACTTACTTCCCTGCGCTCGCCTCCGGTTCGCCCTCGAAACCTTTGGGCGGTCCGAGCTGCTTCTCGATGGCCGTCAACCGCGCATCCAGCGCCGTGAGCGAGTCGCCCAGCGCATCCACGCGCGAGCCGATTTCGTTGAGCTGCGCGAAGAGCCGCGCCGCAGCATCGTCCGGCACCTTCTTCGGCGGCTTGGTCCCCTTGAGCAGCGGCGGCTTGTCAGTCATGGGCGTTAATTTTTTCTCAGCGACAGGGCGCGAGCCTCACGATGATGGCGAACAGCGCGGCGAGCCCAAGCGTGACCATGACCGTCTCGACCACTTGACAGGCGTAGGATTTGCCGCGGTCCTTCGGGGCGATCATGGGCGCTCCGGCTCCGGTGCGGCCGGTGGCTTGATGGGCAGGCCGCAGAGCATGCAGAAGGTCGCCCCGCTCGGTCGCTGGTCAGGTTGCGGCTCCGCGCAGGTGCAGTGCGTCTTCACCGCCGCTCCAGCGGCGCGGTGTCGACCGTCGCGTCTACTTGGTCCGCCAACTCGAGCACCGCGTAGGCCAGTCGCGCGGCGGCGCGACAGATGAACTCTTCGTCACGTGCGTCGTTCCCAACGTGGTCGATCACCTTCCTGGCTAAGGCGCGGGCTTCCGTGGTGGTCATCAGTTGGCCACCTCAGCGGTAGGCTCACGATACTCGCGATTTTGACCCACGAATTCCCTACATTGGCACGCGGCCGTGAACACGCGGTCGTTCGCGCCGTTCTTGCCGATGACATCGGCCTTGCACTTTGAGCAGTGGAGCCCGAGGCCGAAGTGCTTGAACACGGCATCAGCCTGACAGAACCACTCGATCAAGCCGGGCCTGAGCTCGACGCGCTCCGGTTTCGGGCCTGACAGGCTGACGAGGCCGTTCGGCGTCCATAAAGCTTCGCGCATGCGGTTGTCATCATACGCCCGATGCGCCCCAAGTGCCAGAAGGCGCTACGACCGCCGACGCGAGGCCATATACGCCACTCCACGAAGTTTTCCACAGGGGGGGGCCACTACACCCTTACCGCCGCCGTCTGACGCCAAAAAGCCGCGTATTTGCGCCGTTATTCCCACGGCTGACTTTCGTCCTCGTGCCAGCGGATGTTCAACGGCTTGACGGCTGGCTCCGGCGTCTGCTGGAAGGCGCGTTCCAGTAGCTCCTTCACGTTGGCGGCCGTATAGGGGTCATACTGCGCCGCCCAGTTCGTCGTATCCAGCCCCTTATCTGAGCCGTAGCGCGGCACGTGGCAGTTCGCTTCCACGAACCCGGCTTCCTTCAGCGCCCGCTTGCGCTCCGCCTTCGACCGGAACCGCCGCGGCTCCTTCAGGCCGTTAATTTGGAGATGGTCCATCGAGTCTGGAATGACGGCCACGGCCTTCGTCAGCCACGCTCGCTCCGTCGGCTGGCCGCACTGCGGACACGCGACAGCCGACGCCGCGACCGGCTCCCACACGTCAATCGCCTGCCAGCCGCACGCTGTGCATTTTTTATCGTAAAGAGGCGTGTGGCACCTCCCAGGACGGCGGGCCGACCCACGCCTCCAGCGCCAGCGCGACCACTTGCCGCTCGTCGCCGCCATACGTCCGGTCCCAGTAGCGCCAGCGCGCATCGACGCCGCGGATCGCCGCGAGGTCGGCCGTCACGCGAGCGATTCGCGCGTAGTCCATCATTGCACGCGCGGCGCGGGCGCCGCTGGCACCGGGCCGACCGCCGTCGGCCGCCCGGGCTGCTGGTCCGTCTCGGCCGCGTGATGTTTCGACAGCGTATCGGCCCGCTCCGCCGTTCCGCCATGCGGCAGCGCCTTCGCGGCTTCCAGTTGATGCGCCATGATGGCTTCAGGTGACGGCGCCGGCTGCACCGGAATACCCGCCGCTTGCAGAATTGCTCGCACTTCGGGAATCGCCAGATCCGGCCCCGAGAACCGAAACGAGATATTCGGCTTCTCCGATGGCGGCGGTTGCGGGTCCGCAATCAGCCGCGACGGGTCATACCCGAACTCTGACGTGATGAGTTCCGCGGCGCCTTTTTGGTTCAGGAACGGCGACTTCGCCAGGAAGTTGATGTAATCGATCGCGCGCTTGATCCGCGTCGATTGGTCCATCGACAACTGGGAGTCGGGATGCGCATCGTAAGCGTAGCGGCCGGAGAGATGCGCCTGCGTGAACGCCACGAGCGCCCGCACGCCGTCCGGGCCGACCAGTTCCACATAGCCCCGCTCCGTCAGATAGCGCTGCGCCAGCGCATCGAACTTCCGCACGCCCTTGAGAAACCAACTGAGCGCGATGTTCTGTTCAGACTTCAGCCGCACGCTGACGTTCTGCTGAATCGTCGCGACTTCGGTCGCGCTGCGCGTCGTGGAGCTATACGTGCCCGCCTGATTCGCGCCGAGGCCGAGCGTCTCTTGCAACGCGCGCTGAATCTCCTGCCGGCCGGCGCTGTCCGATTGCGCGTGCTCGAGATGCGGCAACGGAATCATCAGCGCGCCGATCCCTTTGGCCATCTCGCCGGCCGGAATCGCCACGCCTTGCCCCACGTCGGCATCTTTCAGTTGGTCGACCGCGACAGAAATCGCGTCTGAATGGAAAAAGCGCGCGATGTTTGATTCCCGTAGGAGCACGTCCTGCTTCGTCCAGAGATTTTCAAGCGAGACGAGCGGATCGGTGAACGCGGAATCGGACGGCACGTAGGCCATGTCCGACACCGTGCGCAAGACGACCGGATGAATCGGGCTCCCGATCATTGAATCCGGCGTCAAACGGCCATCCGGCCCGATGGTCTGATACGGCGACTGCTCGTAAATCGCCGCTTGATCGCGCATGCCTTCGATGAGCACGAGCCGGTAAAACACCTGCGCGTGCGCGACCGCCGGATCGTAGCGCGAGGCGTGCAGCCAGAGTTCCACGCCCTTAATCATCGTCTTGCTCGACGGCATCGCGTCGCGGTCTGCCGTCAGGAGCATGTCATCGCGTGATTCGTTCGGCTGGAAATCTTGTGGCAGCCGATACTTCTCCGCCGCTTGCGGCGTGAACGGCTCGACGAACTCCATCCCGAGATACGGCGCTTCGTCGAAGTCCGTCGACGTGAAGTCATACGGCAGAATCGCTTTCTCGGCGCTGAACTTATACCAGCGCCAGCGTTCGCACACGGGCACCGGCACCATCTGCGTCACCATCGGACCCGGCATCGTCTGCAAGCCGAGCACGGCACCCGGTTGCGCGACCGGCGGACCCGGCACCTGTTGCTCAATCGGTTGCGTGTCGACTTCGTAACAGATTTTCGTCCAGCCGATGCCGGAGGTTGCGAACACGTCGAACAGCGCGGCGCGGACCGTGGCATCCACATCCGCATGATCGCGGCCGAGCAGTTTCCCGAGCACGGCCTTTTTGATGGCCGCCAGCGTCGCGGGTTCCATCGGTTGACCCGTCTGCGGATCGCGCACGCCCTGCAACGGTTCGAGCGCGGTCAGATGCAGCTCCGGCAACTGTGCCCAGATTTCCGCAATCTTCAGTTGCGTGTTGCGGAAGTGGATATTGGAACTGAGGTCGGTGATGCTCGCGCCGGTCGGCGGCAGATAGGCCGCGAGTAGCCGCCGCCAGCGCTGTGATTCTTTCTTCCGCTTCTGCCTGTCCAAATCGATGCGCGCCCACCATTCGCGCACCTGGTCAGACGTGAGCGGCGTCGGTTCGCGTGTCGGCATAGCCATCAGGCGATCCGTTTCCCGAACATACTCCGCTGTCCTTCGCGCCGATCCTGCTGCATGTAGTAACCCGGCGACCCGACCGGATAGACCACCGGCGTCGTCACCGCATCAGGCGCCGGTCGACTCATCACGCCGAGCCGCAGCGCGTCCAGCAGCGCCGATGGTTGTTGCAAGTCGAGGTCGTCCGGATGCGTCTCGTCGCTCAGTGCGTGCTGGACTGCAGCCACCAGCGCAGGACAGCCGCCATCGACCGTGAGCCACGGCCGACGATCAGATACCCGTGGCCGCCAGACGCTACGTAGACGCTGCCACCCATTTGCACAATCATCGTCACCGCGCGTAAGGCTGATGCCGGCGCTCGACAGCGTGTCCGCGATGGACGCGCCGACAAACCCCGACGAGAGACGCGGCGTCGTCGCATGAAACACCTCCGCGTTCGCGACCGTGTAGGCGATTGCGCGGATGCCGAGCGACGCATCGACCGCGCGCATCTGGCGCGCCGCGTCGGCTTCGTCCAGTTTCTCTAAGGGCAGCATCGCGCGCACGTGCAGCCGGCCATCCGCCAGCACCGCCCACCAGAGCACGGCGCCCGCATCATGATAGCCCCAGCGCAGCGACCGGAACCACTTCACCGCGGGTTCCGTCATTGGTGCGACGTGCGTCGCCGCCTTGAAGCTCGGAAAGAACTGCCGCGGGAAGATATCGCGCCGGCCGTGCAGATACATCTCCCGCGTATCAGGGTCGAGGTCCATCAAAAAATCGGCATAACCGGAATCGACGTAGGGGTTATCCGACAACGACGCCGGGATGAAGAGATGCTCCGCGGGGTCATACGCGGGAAACTTCGCGCGGTCTGGGTTCTTCGAAATAAACAGTTCGTCGATGAACTTCGCGAGCGGTCCGCCGGGATTGTCCGCTGACAGCACGAGGCCGCGCCACCCGATACGCCGAATACGGCCCGTCCGAGCGCCGATTTCACGGAACTGTTTTTCGATGAACGTCTCAAGCTGATCGAACAGGATGAGATCCCACTGAGACGACCGATACGCCGCGTAGTCGTTCGGATTCGCGCAGTGGCCGAACACGAGTTGGGCGCCAGTCGCCGGGAACGTCACGCGATGACGTGACAGCTTGCCGCCAATCGCGCCGACTTCGCGTTCGGCAAAATCCAGATGGTCGGCTTCGAGTTCACTGAACGTCCGGCGCAAGAGCAGCACACGGAAGTGCTCGAAGCGCCGGCAGAAGTGATACGCGAGCCAGCGGAGGCCAAATGATTTGGCTCCGGCGACCGCGCCGCCCCAGTGGATTTTCCGATACGTGCCGGTCTCAATCGCCTCGTAAATCATCGCCTGCTTCGGCAGCGGCAGATACGCGAGCGGACCGGGCGCCTGATGCGCCGGCTTGTCGTCTGTTTTCTCGACGGTGATGATTTCGAACTGCGCCCACTTCGCGCACCGCGCAAAGCACTTCGCCGACGGACACACCCACACCGTCACGTCTGTGACCGTCACCTCGACGAAGCGCTTCTGACACCAGCAGCAGCGCGGGTCCGGTCGCCAGGGTTGCGCTATTGTTTCGCGCATAGCTCGCTGATCGTGTGCTTGCACGTCTCGAAGCCGATGGTGTAGCCCTGCCGATAGCCGTCCTTGACGCCGTCGTCATAGCCGGCACGCTTCCCGCGCGCATAGCCATCAGCACGCGCCAACGCCAGCGCGCGTTCGCGTCGCGCCCATGCCTTGACGCGCGTCAACGGCCGCTCCCAGAACAGCGCCAGCGTCACGCGGGCGGCTCCGGCGTGAGGCGGTTCACCTGTGTCGCGAGGTCGCGCATCGTCGTCGGTGACGCTTGTTCGAGTTGCGTCGCGAGGTCGCGAATCACGTCCGCGGCTTTCTGCATGCGCGCGGCTTCCGGATGCGGCACCGACACGCCGTAGGCCGCGATGCGTTCGGTGAGTTCGTCGGCGTAGGCGCGGGCGTCAGCAGGCGTCATAGTGTCTCTCCCTAGCTTACGTGATGGGAATGTCGACCGGAGCCGGCAGCCCGCTCACGGCGGCTTTCGCGGCTTCGCTCTGCTCGAATTGTCGCGTGAGACCGATCGCTTGGTTGATGATCCACGCCTTGGCGAACTCCGCCGGCGCGAGACCCTGCAAGCTCCCGCCGCGCGTATTGACCGCCACGATGGCCGTCACCATGCGCTGCCAGTTCGCGTCCGATAGTCGATAAGTGAGCGTCATGCCGCCGGCTTAAATTCGACATAGCCTTCACGGGCCGTGATCTGATTCGAGGCGCCCGACGCGCCGGCCGACTGGCCCGTAATCTTGAGCACTTGCGTGTTCGTCAACGTGAGACCCGTCACTTTCGTATACGCGGCGTAGGCGTTGAGTGTGGCGAATGACGTCGTGAGCGAGACGGTGCATCGGACGATGCTCGACGATTCACGCACGCACGTCACGAGCATATTCCAATACGCGGTGGTCACGCCGATCCCGAGCGCGCCGGAATCGAAAATCAACGTGCCGCCAAAGTAGGCGCGCAATCGCTGCGTCGATGTGACATCGCCCACAAATGACCCGCCATACTGCGCTTCGAGCTTGTCGCCGTTGGTCGCGAACGTCGACGCGATGAGCGTATCCGCGTAGAGGTCGGTTTCGACTGTCGTGCCGTTGTTCGCATCCGCGAAGTGATCGAAGAGCACGCCGCCGATCGGATAGCGCAAGAGGGAGGCGTTCGTCACGCGATGCGTGCCGTTATATTCGACGGCGCCCGCTTCCGCCGTCGTCATCGGCGCGCCGTTATCGAACTTCAAAGGTGCAGAATTGACGCCCGTGTTGCCAGCCCAGATATGCAACGACGCGGTCGGCGCTTGCACGCCGACGCCGATACTGCCTGCGCCGAGATTCCCGAAGAGCGTCCCGCCAATGTTGAGGAAATTGCTCGTCGTCGCGGCCGGCACGTCCACGCCGCCACTCAAGCTCCCAATGAGAATATTGCCGGAACCGTGGACGAGGCTGACGCCCGCGACCCACCCGATAATCGTGTTGTCGTGCCCGTCTTGTAACGACAACGCCGCCGCCGCGCCGATGGCCGTATTGAAATAGCCCGTCGCCGCCGTCAATGCGTTGCCACCGACGGCCGTATTCTGTCCGTTCGCGTCGCCGCCCGCATACAGCGCCTGGACACCTACGGCGGTATTGAACACGCCCGAGACATTGCCGTAGCCTGCGCCAAAGCCGACGCCCACGTTTTGATAGCCGCCCACCGTGTTCGCGAACGCCAGCGCGCCGATCCCCGTGTTGTAATTGTTCGTGTTGTAGTAGAGCGCGCTACTCCCGATCGCGAGATTGTAGATACCGCTTACGTTCGAGTAGAGCGCATAATCGCCAATCGCGAGATTTAACGCGCCCCCGATGTTCGCCTTCAACGCATTGGCGCCAATCGCCGTCTGTTGATAGCCGGTCGTATTCGCCGCCAGCGCATCGACGCCGATCGCGATGTTGTTGACGCCCGTGGTCGTGACCCCGAGCGCTGAATCGCCGATGGCGACGAGGCCGGTGGCGCCACTGCTGGCCCCTTGCCCTTGACGCCAGCCGATATTGCCGGGATTGTTTGGGCCGAGTGAGATGGTTTGATTTGAGCTATCGAAGTAGATCTGCCCAGTGCTCACCGTGAGGAGTTGCGTCACAGGGTCCCACGCAAGATGTGTCGGGTCCTGCGCGAGGAGGCCGGCCGTGCTCACGTAGGGAATCGCGCCAGACGTGCCACCGCCGACCGTGGAGCCGATCGAGAGCGGCCCGTTAATCCCGATGACGTTGCTCGCGACGGCGGAGCCGATGACGGGCGGATTACCGGCGACAATCGCGGTCGAATGATAAATCAGGTCAACAACATTGCTTGCGCCGCCGACGCAATTGACCATGCTGACCATGATCGGCGTCCCAGTATCCTTCGAACCCACGACGTGAATGTAATTGGACGTGCCGGACGTAATCCGGATCGCGTCGCGATGACACCGAGAGATGGTGATATCGATGTTGTTGGAATCAGCCGCCGCGGTCAGTTGCACGCCGTCGCGTAAATTATCCTGAGACCAGCAGCCGGCCAGCGTGTTGCAAATCGCGAACGTGCCGCCCGTGAACAACCAGCCATCGCCGTAGTTCGTCGCGTCAATTTGTCCGCTATCATCCGCGCCGCAATTCGTGAAGTGATTCGCGCCGCCAGAGACCTGAAAGCCATTCAGTCCTGACAGATTCGTGAAACAGTGCTCAAACATGCAGTCGCTGGTGCCGTTCGTGACGTTGATGCCGTGGCCGTCATTCGAAAGCGCTTGCACGTGTTTTAGTGAACAACTGACCATGCTGGCGCCGAGGAGGAGGCCGTCAGATTTGCAGGAAGCAATCCGGACGTTGTCGAGGATGTGCCCTTGCACGCCACCTGCTGACGAGGTCAGGGAGATCCCCGCGCACGTGGTGCCGGTCGCTGATTTATTCCCATCGACGCCGAGGTCACTGAGCTTGCATCGCTTGGTCGTTCCGCCGATCAGAATCACCGCCGTGGACGTATCGCCGGGGATCGCCTTGAACACACTGACGACTCGCCCCGCACCCTCAAGCCAGGTATTCGTCGGGATGGAGATTTGGCTGATGTTATACGTGCCGGCCGGCGCGTAGATTTTCCCTGTCGCGCCGACGGCGAGCGCTGCCGTGATGCCTGCTGTGTCGGAATGCCCCGTCGCCGCGCTGACGACGGTCGTGCCCGCATTCACATGCAGCGTGACGGTCGTCCCGACGATGTTATCGATGACGGTTTCGAGCGTGGCCCCGGCGGCGCCAGCCCCGACGACGTAAATCCCCTGCCCGATGACGAACGTGCTCGCGGAGGCCACGACAAGCGATGCCGTGCCGCTCGTAATCGATCCGGTCGTGGTCGTGGTGGAGCCGCTCACGTTGAACGACGGGTGCATCAGGTCGACATACGGGCGAGGACCGCGGACCGCGAACGTGCCGACTGCGGCGTCCCAATTCGGCGCATTCACGCCGTCGGCAAGTAAGCCGTTCAGATCCGGATAGAGCAACGCGCCGATGACGCCACTCGCAATCGGTGAGCCGATGCGTAGCGGCGCATAGAGCGGCATCAGGCGCTCATCTCAGTGACACGCGCGGAGCCCGTCGCGCTCGCCCAAATGCCATCAATGCGTCCCGTGTAATTCGCCGGGACTTCGTAATACGCGCCGGTCACGAGTTGCACCGTGTGACTCGACGCGCTCGCCGTCGTGCCGAACTTCACATACAACAGCGCCGCTGAATCGTTCAGAATCGTCGCGCCGAGTCGTGCGGCGTTCGCGCTGAGCAGCGTGACCGAGCTCGCACTCGCGCTGATGTTCGAGAGCGTCGCCGTGCCCGCCGCCGTGGCTCCGACGCCACTGACGCGGAGATTGCCCGCGGCGTCCAGATTGCCCGGCGCCATATTGACGCCAGTCGAATCCTTGAACCCCGCCGCCGTGCCGGGCGTCGGAAACGCCGCGCCGAAACTGGAGTTCGTCCCGCCGATGCCGCCGAAACTCGTGACGTGATCGCCGTTCCCGTCGACGACCGACACGTCCAGCGGTTGCGCATTCGTCAGCGGGCGCGCGGTGCCTTGGATGTGCAGAAGATTGTTCGGCGCCTTCCCCATGTCACGCCACGAGGCTGAAGCGCCAGACGCCCGCGCGGTCGCGTGACGTGCGGCGATAGGTGTGGCCGCCGTAGGTATACACCGCGGGAATCTCCGACTGATGCCACGAGACTTCATGGCGCACGGACTGCTGCGCGTCGAGCAATTGCAGCACATGCGTCGCGGGTAGCGGCTCGACGAGGACGGGCGCGGTGCTGAGGACGGGAGCCGGCGGACGCGAGAGTCGCCACACCTGCCACGTCAGCGCGAGGAGCCAAACGGCGATGAGGATCAACGCAGCGATCATGTGATTCAGTTTTTCTGACAGGCAATCCACCGCACGAACGCGCTGCGTGTATCGACAGCGCTAATCGTGCCGGTCGCCGTCACGGTGTGCTGGTGCGTCGCGAGCGCGCTCCCCGTGAACGTCTCCGCCGGCACTGTTAGATTCGGCGCAGTCGCTTTGCACGCCGTCGCCGCGCCCGTGCCGATGGCGAGATTCGTCGCCGCGCAGTTCCCCGTCGTCGCCGTCGCGCTGTTCGTGCCGGCCGGCGTCCCGCCGCTGACGGCGCTACTCGTCGCGCTTGAACCGGTGAATGTCGGGGTGACTGAATCCGATCCGCCCGTCGTGCCGACGTTGAGATTCGCCGCGAGCGTCCCGATGATCGTCTTGCCGTTCAGACCCGCGACTTCCGCGTAGCCGACCGGACACGCGGCGCCCGCCGTGAAGAGAATCGCGCCGCTGGGCACGAGCCCCACGCTGACCGCTTCAGTGGTGAAGGCAAGTCGGTTCCAGACCGGCGGGTTGTAGGCGGAGCAAAAATAGAGGCCGATCACGTTGCCGCCATCCGTCGCCCGCAGAGAAAAGAGCGCGCCCGGGTCGCACCAGTCGGTCGGCAGCGCCGTCCCATTCGCCCGCGTCGACGGATTCTGCGCGCCCACCAGTGACGCCCCCACAAGGGCCACGGCGCCAATGAGTGCGGCCGCTCTCATCGGGGCGCCGGCTTCCAAAAAACGGTCACGCCGAATAACGTGTTGACGGCTGAGGCTGAATCTTTGAACGCGAGTCCGAGCGCGAGCGCCACAGTCGTGTTCGCGGTGCCGGTCGTTTGCGCTGAACCTTGCGTCGTGCTCGCATTCGTCGCGTAATAGCCGCCAGACCCATTCATCGCCGCGGCGGTCGTCGTGCAACTCGCCGTGCATTGCAGTCGGACGGAGTGAAACGTTTGCTGGACGCTGACGGCGTTCGTGGCGCTGTAGAACGTGAACCCGCCCGTAAAGCCGGTTCCGTCAGCCGCACAGGTGCCCGCGACATTCATCGCGAACGTCCGCGTGCTCGTGCCGCTCGCGTTCAGAAAATCCATTTCGATGGCGATTTCATCGCCGACCGCGCCGATGGTGTTCGCCGGGATGGTGCCGAGTGCCACGCATTTGTAGTTCGTGTCCGCGACGTTGCTGATATTGAATTGCGGCGCGAAGAGCATGCCTTCGGTGCCGGTCACGTAGAGCGCGCCATTCGCCGCGCGCAGGCGCATGTTGGCGACGTTCTGTAGTGGCCCTTGTGCGCCCGGCGCCGCGCTGGTGACCAGCAGCGCGCCATTCACCGCGCGGAGCGACATCTGCAGAAACTGCTGCAAGGGCGGCTGAGCGGAGACGATGGCGGCCGCGCAGGAGAGCGCCAGCGCGATGAGGATGGGACGTGGTTTCATGGCGTGGCTTTCGCGCTTGGGCGAATGCGTGGTTGACGAGGGGCGAGCTTCGCGAGGGTCGCAGCGAGTCGCTGCTGCTGCGCCAGCCGGCGCGCCTTTTCTTTCGCGCCTTGATGGCGGATCTCTTTATTCGACATGCGCCTCCGGGTGCGGCGCGCGCGTGCCGCGCCAGTTCGGCGTGATCGTCGCGATGTAGTCCGCGTCCGCCAGCGGCCAGCCGCTCACGACGGTTCGCGGGTTGCCCTCGCGGTCGCGATACAGGTCGGTCTGCTGCCACGTCGTATCCGCCACGTGCTGCGCGTGCGTGCGATGAGCCGCGAGGAAGGCGTCAGCAGAACAGGACACCGGTCGCCGTAGTCTACACCAGACGCCAGCCCATCCGCGCATATAGACAGCGCCGGCGTGTCGGCTACCACCGGTAGAGATTGTCTCGCGGTGTAGGCTCAGAGGCATGTCGGACGCTGCGCTCGCCCTCGCCGTCGAATACCTCGCGGATGAAGTCGCCGCACTCGAGGCGGAGCTTGTCAGCTACCGCCAGATGACCCAGGTGAGTCTCGAGCAATCGCGCGAACTGAATCGACGGCTCGCGGCGCAATCGGTGCGCAATCAAGAACTGCGCGACGAGCTGCGCCGCTACATCCGCTCGCAGGTGGCGCCATGCGATTAGGCGGCGCCGGCAAGCGGAGAGATGCCGTCGAGCCGGAGATTGTCGCCGCGCTCGAAGCCGCCGGCGCGCGGGTCTGGTATCTCAACGGCGCCGGGTCGCCCGACGTGCTCGTGTTGTGGCGCGGGCGATGGATGCCCCTTGAGATCAAAACCGCCAAGGGCAAGTTGAAGCCGTTGCAGGTCGGCGCGCCGTGGCCGGTCGTGAGAACTCCCATCGAAGCCCTGCACGCCATCGGCGCCGAGATTGTCAGCGTGACGCCAGCGAAGCCGAAGTAATATGCAACCTGAGCCGGGTTGTCGGTTGGCCGCCGCCCGTAAGCATCTGACGCCTTCACGTTGGATGGCCCGGCGCTTTCCCCTGATGCCTTGAAGGAGGTCTCCAATGATTGCGTCCCGCGTCAAGTCCTCGCTCATCGTCGTGTTTGAATGGTTCCCCTGGAGTATCCGTATTCCGCTCTCGCAATTCGTGACGAGTTTCTGGTCCGGGTTCCGCGAGAGCTAGCCCGTGCTGTCGTTCGCGGAGGTGCTCTCGCGCTTCCCGCCTGCCAAAAAGCACGGGAAGGAATACCGCACGGTTTGCCCGGCGCATCCTGACGACGCGCGACATCCGTCGCTCGAAATAGCTGATGGTCGCACTGGCGTCCTCTTCACCTGTCGAACGAAGGGATGCTCGGTCGCTGACATCCTGAAAGGCGCCGGCCTGACATGGGCGGATGTCCTTCCAGATCGCGCGCCCGTCTCAAAGAACGGCGATGACTTCGCGGCCGTCTATAACTACCGCGATTCAGCGGGCGTCCTGCGCTATCAGGTCGTCCGCAAGACCACGGCGGCAGGAAAGCCGAAGCAGTTCCTTCAGCGCCATCCTAACGGCTCTGGTGACTGGTCGTGGAAGATGGACGGCATCGCGCGGTTGCCGTATCGGCTCCATGAACTCGCCGGCCATTCGCGCGTGTTCGTCTGCGAAGGTGAGAAGGACGTGGATCGCCTCTGGTCGCTCGGTGTGCCGGCGACATGTAACACCGGCGGCGCCAAGAAATGGCGCGACAGCGACAGCGCGCATGTGCAAGCCGCCGGCGTGCTTGAGGTCGTCATCTGCCAAGACTTCGACGCGGAAGGCGCGGCACATGCCGGCGTCGTGCAATCGAGCGCAGGTAAGGCAGGACTCGGCGTCACCGTCCTCCCGCCGTTCCCAGGTGTCGCACCTAAGGGCGATGTCTCCGACTGGTTAGACCTTGGACATACCGTCGCTGACCTTGACGCGCTCACTGTTGCCGCGAAACCGCGCGATCCGTTCCCATTGCAATTCATCATCGAGGTGCTCGATATGACACTCACGCCACCGCGCTGGATCGTGGATGGACTACTCCCGGCCGGCGGACTCAATTTCCTTGTGGCAAAGCCGAAGGTCGGCAAGACGACGCTCGCGCGCTCGCTCGCCGTCGCCATTGGTCAGGGCACTGAATGGCTCGGTATGGCGTGCCAGAAGGGCGAAGTCTGGTATCTGGCGTATGAAGGGCGGCTCGTGGACCATCGCGCGCACTTCATTCAACTCGGCGTCCACCGCGATGATCCCATCGTGCTGCAAGAGCAATCACCGCTACCCGGCCACCTGGACGCGATGTTCGCGAAAATCCGCGAGCGGCATCCTACACTGGTCATCATTGACCACATGCAGCTCGCGCTACAGATTCCGAAGATGAATGACATCGGGATCGTGACGCTAACGCTTCAGCCGTTCATCGAAGTCAGCCGCGAGACGGGCACGGCGTTTCTCTTTCTCGCACACGCCAGAAAGGGACAACAGGGCGGACCGGAAGAAGACGCCATTGATGCATTGGCTGGCGCCGGCAGTTTCGGCGGCGCGTGCGACACCTACATCCTGCTACGGAAGGCGCGGGGCGGCGCGACGGGTTCCTATCGCACGATTCAGACTGAACAGCGTATTGGCGACTCGCTCACGCCCACGATTTTGCAGTTTGACAAGACGAGCGGGCTCTTGCGATTCGCGGGTGACGTCGCGCTCCATCGCACCCAAGAACTCGTTGAGGAACTATTCACGGCGCTAGAAGAAGCGAATCTGCACAACGAACGCCCCACTGAAGCCGCATGGCTGGCGCGGGTGCAAGGCCGGCGCGATGCCAAGCTCGCCGCGAAAATGACGCTCCTCAAGGCGCAACGCATCATCCGCGAGGGCGAGGGCACCAAAGGCGACCCCTTTATCTACGTCGTGGCGGCCCCGAGTAGCGGCGCGATGCCCGTTCCTGCTAGTTCCCACGGGCGGGAACCAGCATTACTCACGGCGGAACCAGCAGCCGACGACACGATATTTTGACGATTCTTGACGGGGAAACTAGCTTGCCTGATGAGCTAGCCTGTCGCGAATGGTAGTTCCTAGTTCCCCCCTACTAGGGGTGGGAACCTGATACTAGTATTAGAGTCATATCGAACTTAGGACTCTATATGACAATGCTAGTTCCCGATGGGAATGCTAGTACCATGCTGGTTCCCATGGGGTCGGAACCAGCAATGAGCCTTTAGATTGTGTGAGTTAGGTCGTTCTAGTACCCAAGTTCCGGGCATGAATCGCGCGCGCGCGAGGCAGTGAGGCTCAGACGCGCGGGGCATCAGCCGCGTCGCGCTGCTCATAGGCCAGGATGCGGATGCAGGCCGCGACATCAGCCGCCCGGAACTCGAAGCCGGCGAGGATGCCGAGCACTTGGAGCACTTCGCCCTGCGCTGCGGCGTCGCGCGCGTCGGACAGCTCGCGCAGCAGCTGGTTGATGGCGTGGCTGAGCGTGTCGAGGGTCGGCGTCATTTCGCCTCCAAGTCGAGCCCAAGCCGCAGAGCCGTAGCCGCCACGACGTCCGCCACGTCGCCACTCTGCCGATACTCCTGCAACATGTGCCGCACGAGGCCGAACTCCCAGTAGTTGCCAGCCGGCAGGCCGATTTGCTGTGCCCAGAGAGCCGCCATGAGCGCGAAGTGAACCTCGGGGGCCTTCGCCATAATCTCGGCCAGTCGTCCAGCCCGCACGTCAGCTTCGCGGCGAGCTATCAAGCCCGAAATCGAGGGAGGCACAGACGGCGTCACGCGGGAGCGGACGCGAAGGGCTGTTTTGTGCGTCATGTTCATTACGCCACCTCGCAATCAACCGAGTTGCACTTGCGGCACTGCGGATCGCACGCGTTCGGCGAGACGGACCACTTGTGACCACACTCCAAACACACGAGGCGAATGGTGACGCGCTTGGTCTTGACGGGAGCGGCGACGGGCTGTTCTGTCTTCATCATGTGAAGAATAGTAGCCTAGTCTGAATACATTGTCAACAACCAAATGAGACGATGGCGAAATGAGCGAAAACGCCAATGAAAATTAGATAAAATGATGCTACGGACGTAGCACTACTTAATGACCAGTGACCGCAGTCGAGCGAGTCTATCGCTCACGCTATGCCCATCATAGGTGCAGTCAATAGGCTCGCGTGAGAGATGGCGGAACAAGTCGAGCCGGTCGACTGGCAAACCCCAGGCAAGCTGTCCGGCCGGCGAATGGATGCAGATGACTTCGCTCCAAATGAGGCTTTGTCGCTTAGCTCGCGTCACGTGCGCGGGCCAGAGTGTGGCGAGGACGGCGACGAGGATGTCTCGCTCGGCTTGGTAGTTGCGCTTGGCAGTGTGCTCGAGTTCGGCCTTGTGCTTGGCGGCTTCGAGTCGCTTCGCGGTCTTGTTGATTCTCATGCCGCTGTCACTAGCACGTGGAGCCAGCGTGCGTCAAGTGTGCGGCCTAGTGTGCGGATGCTGCACACTCGCGCGAAGTCAAGCGCCAAAGCGCTCACTGAGACATCTGAGTATGAGCTTGCGCCAGTTCCCGGGCGGGGTTAGCTGCTTGACAACGCCCAGATTTCGGATTACCCTCTCGACGCAAGCTAGAATAGGGTAATCC